GTAGTAACACTATCTGCTGTAACAGTTGAATGTGATTGTGCATCAACATAAGCTTTAATAGATTGCTGAGATGCAACTGCTATAGCAGAATCAGATGATAAAGTATCTTCATCTAAGAATGCTGTTCCACTAAGTGTTCCATTTAAAACTGGGCTAGTTAATGTTTTAGATGATAAAGTTTGTGCAGTTGTTTTATCAACTGTTATGGATGTATCAATTACTAACTCATCTGCATTAGCAGTTATACCATTTCCACCAATTGCATTTAAAGTTGGAATTGGTCCTGATAAATCTGTTCCAGTTAAACCAGTTCCTGCTACAATAGCAGTAAGGTCTCCTGCTGAAACTTGAGTAGCAACATATGCTTTAATTGATTGTTGTGAAGCAACTTTTGTAGCTGAATCAGATGCAAAATTATCTTCATCTAAAAAAGCTGTACCACTAATTCCTGTATTTAAAACAGGACTTGTTAAAGTAGGAGATGTTAAAGTTTTATTTGTTAAAGTCTGAGAACCAGTTATAGTTGCAACATCACCTGTTGGTGTGTTAATAACTGGACTTGTAAGAGTTTTATTTGTAAGAGTTTGAGAACCTGTTATTGTTGCTACATCACCTGTAGGCGTATTAATAACTGGGCTTGTTAGAATTTTATTTGTAAGAGTTTCAGAACCTGTTAAAGTAACTAAACCTGCTTCTGCTGCAGATTGATTAATCCATTTAGATGTTCCACTATCATAAGCTAAGACATCTTCATTTGCAACACTTGTTATATTTACATCATTTAATTCTGATAATTCATTTTCAGTTGCAATTTGAGAATCTACATAAGCTTTGATTGATTGTTGAGAAGCTACTGCAGTTGCCAAATCAGAAGACATATCATCTTCATCTAAGAAAGATGTTATGCCACTTGAAGTACCAATAACTAATGTATCTATATTAGCAGTACCATCAATATGTATATCTTTAAATTCTAAAGAACCTGTACCTAAATCTATATCATTATCTAAAATTGGAACGATTGCTCCATCTTGAATTCTTAATTGTTGAACTGCTGCACTAGAAACATCTACATAAAATTCTAAATGATTACTAGCAGTATCAACTAAAATTTTATTTAATGGAGTAGCTAAAGTATCTCCAATTAAATTAATAACAGGACCTTCGGCTGCTGTACCATCATGTTTATGTCCTGTAGTATTATTAAAAGCTGCTAATAGTTGATTAAATTCATTATTAAAATCTGCAACTTCAATTGTATTACCAGTTGTAAATGTGGTTTGTCGTGTATAACCTGCCATATTATCTTCTTCCTCCTGCTATGAATGATACGAATAATCCATTAACTGAATAAGCTGCATTTGTATCATCACTAAAAAATCTAAAACTATTTGAAAATCCGCTTCCTGTTACTAACATTCTTTTACTTGGTAAAACTACTGCACCATATGTTCCACTTCCATATAAAGCACTTCCATATAAAGATGCTCGATTTAAAGTACCAACATTAAATTCTCCAGGTTGAGGTACATCTGTAGATTCAAAATCATATCTAATTCTTAATTTTAAATCGTCTTGTGTTCCTTCTGGTTTAATATTTGCTTTAACAGCATAAAGACTTTTTCTTAAACCATTATCACCATAGTCCATATCTGGTGTTTGAAATCTTGCATCAATATTGGAACCATTAAAATTGTCTCCACTATCATGTAAATAAACAAAACCAGTTTCATCTGTACTAAATTTAACTTCTTCATTAGAAGTATTTAAATCTGAAGTACATCTTTTAACTACTAATCCTTTTGACTCACTCCATTCAAAAGCAGGAATTCCTTGTTCATCAAATTTAAATGTTCCTATAATTCCACTTTGACTTGAATTTGCTTGACCTGAATTATGATAGAATAATCTATATTGACTTCGTTCTCTAATAACCATACTTGATAAAGTATAATCTGCTATATTATCAAGAATATCATTGATTAAAGGTAATATTTTTCTACTAACAGAACCAATTTCAACGTCAGAAATTCTAGCTGTACCAGCAACTGTTCTTAAACCATCAGGTGCTAGGAAGATTAAATCTCCACCTATTTCCTGAATTGTATTTCCATCTATACAACCTATATTTTTGGTTATAGATTTAAGTATAGGGTCAGAATCAAGGCTTGTCAACTCAAATATACTATTTTTACAAAATATAATAAGAGTATTTCTAAAGACTTTAACTCCTACAATTATATCTCCAACATCAATTGCTCCTGAACCAGTAGCTTCAAAATCATAAGGTTTTAATCGGCTACTATAAGCAACAGTACTTGTTGATACTGATTGTCCAGCTACAACTAATCGTTCTGAAAAAATAGTAGCTCTTGAAGGATTAACTGGAGCTGACCTATCTAATTCTTCAAAGTAATAACTATATACACCACCTGATTTAGTAATTTGAAATTCAGCTATTTTATTAACATCATCAACAATATATAAAGTTCCATAAGCACCTTGCGATTCATATTTAGCAAACTGATTATTAACTTGATTAGTTCTTGCAATTGTTGTAGCACTTGATAATTCACTAGCTATCATTCCACTTCTATAAATAGCTTGACTACTAGCAGTAGATACAACATCAATATCTAATGTTAAATTTGTATTATCTGTAATAGATAAAACTCTATATTTAATACTATTAATTTTTACTCTATCATCTACAGCTAATTCAGTTGTAAATGCTGTTCCAGTTCCAACAACTGCTGCTGAACTTGCAGTTACTGCAACTGTACCTGTAATAGATTGATAAGTATCTTTATTTATTTGAGTCCAACTTATTCCATCTAAACTCCAATAAATATTATTAGCTTGACAAGCAATAACTCCATCAGCATATGGAACTATTCCTGTTATATCATCTGTTGAAAGACCAGTTGGAATTGTTGCACTTGCTCCACCCCATTTTGTAAAACCATTTATTCTTCGATAGCCACCTGTTGTAGCTGATTCAAAGTTTTGTAAAATAGTTGCTGCTCCAGGTGTTCTAAATAATGCATGAGCACTTGAAACTAAATCTAAACCTCCTGCAACTGTAATGGAAGCTCCTTGTGTTGGCATTTAAATTTTCCTTATGGTAACAAATACGTAAATCTTACGTCTGACATATATTGTGGTTGTGGTGAATTTAAATTATCAGCCATAGACTGTAATCCTTTTTTATATTCATCTAATGCTAATTGTGATTGAGCTATATTATCTTTAAATTGATAAATATAATATCTAGCTCTTGCTAATAAAACTGTTTTATATTGTTCTGGAAATGCAACTTCATCTGTATCTGCAGATAAAGCAGTTGGTCTATTATATGCAAAGAAATGTATATTGTAAACTTTATCAGGTATAGGAGATAATCCAAATCTTCTACCATCAGAACTTCTTATAACTCTTAATGGTACTCCATATTGAGAAGTTCTAGCATCAGCTTCTTCTGCTTTTGCATAGCTATTTCTCCAAACTGTTAAAGTTGTAAAAGCTAATTTATTAATTGTATAAGGTGAAGCAGTATCTACAAGAGTAAACATATCCCAATTTACTGAATCAAAATCACCATCTACACCTGTAGAACCAGCTTTTGATAAATACCATCTTTGTCCAATAACTGTTGGAACAATTGTATTTCCATAGTAAGGGTCATCAGGTCTATCAGTACTTAACCATGACCAATTATCAACAGCATCTACTATATCAGAGTAAGCTCTATTTACACAGTTTGAAACTTGTTTTTGTATTCCTACTCCATCAGCAACTGCTGTAAGTTCTGGTTCATTTAGTTCTACTAATAATTCATTAGTTAATGCTAAATAGGTCTTTGCCATATTAAATTCCTTTACCTATTAGGTAGCTATAATAACTATAACAATAACAACTGCTACACCGATAACTATTTTCTTGTGGTCGGTCCAGAGATGCATCATGTGTTTTTTCATATTTTCCATAATTAATCCTTTATTTAAAAGACAGGGGGTATATTGCAACCCCCTATCTAGATGTTAGGTTTAATACTAACAATAACGTATAGACTAATAAATTAGGCTATAACGTAAATTGTTCTTCCAACGCAGTCAGTTCTAAGAACTTTTCTTCCGAAGACAAGTAATCCTCTTACTATGTCAGCGAAAGTAGTAGTACTTCTTAAACTTTCAACAATCTTCAATTGAGATGCACACGAAACGGCACTCATTTGACCCCATGTTGCCACAGGAGCAGTTGCTGTCCCAGCAGGTGTAGCTGCTGTTAAGTCATTTGTTGCTAGATTATTTGATTTGTACATTTGGAAACCTCTAACGAGACCACTTGCAACTAATCCATTTCTAAGACTACCTTTACCAGCGTTGTAATCAACTGATAATAGTTTAGAAGCTGTGTTAGCTAAAGATTCGTACCACTCAGGTGCTCCAACAAACCAACGACCTTCTTCAGGGCAGTTTTGTCTGTCAAGAAAAAAAGAGGCTTGACTCATCTCATTTAAAGGGTCAATTTGCGGACTAGTAAAACCTATGTGGTCAGGCGTTGATGTACTTCCTTGTCTAGTAGCACCGATAGATGAAGCATCAAGACCTAGATATGTAAAGACATTACTGTCTAAAGCATCTCTTAGCTTGTATGCTGCATTGTCTGATGCAACTGATTGGAAATTGATATGTGAAAATCTCTTTTCAATATCATCTAGTGCGAATTGAAAGTATTTAGCTTGGTCTACTGTTAGAACAAGCTCTTCGTCAGTAAGTGCTGTAGCTGAAGTCGCAAGACCTCTAGTGTAATCACTTACAGTTATTTGTGGTTCTTTTACTATATTAACTGTGTCACCAAAGTTTTTAATTTCACCCATATAGTCTGTGTTACAGATTGCTTCTGCAACAGATGCTTTACGTAGTGCTATTTGAACTTTCTTTGAGTATATTTGAGGTACCCAAAAGGCGTTAGCCTGGTCACCACTCGGTGTTTCTCCACCAAAGTTAGTAGTACTTGAACCTGCAAAATTTGCCATAATATATGACTCCTTTTTGTTTGGTTGATAAAAATAGTAGTTTTACTAATCTCTAGTAATTCTACCTTCTCGCTGTGCTATCAGAATAGATTTCTCATTTCTTTCAAACTCAGCATCTGACATTTTTTCAAAGTCAGAACTTTTAAAGATAACTTTATTATTCGTTGGTGGTTGAATTTGTTCGTTAGTTTTAACTAACAAATCAGCACCTTGAGTAACTCTTTTATCTTCTGTGGCTTTTTTATCTAATCCAAGTCCTCGGTCTTTCTTATACAGGTCAACTGCTCTTGCAGCAAGTTTACCATCTGAAGTATTTTCATAAACCCACTTCTTAATTTCCATGGGTTGTGTGTCTGCCCAATTATGAAAATCATCTGATTCTTTAATTTGATTAAAGTCTGGATGAAATTTCGATAACTCTAATTGAGCTTCTCTCTGTGATAAAGCTGTGTTAGCTTTTTTCAAAGAGTCAACTTCTTCCTGCAAACCTTTCATCTCTGTTTGAGATTGCAAGTGAGATACAGTTTCCACCACGCCATAAATGTCAGGGTAATCTTTTTTAAAAGCACTAAGTTCATCAGCACTTTTAGGTGGGGTGTACTTAGGTCGGTTATCTCGAAGCTGTGCTTTGAGGTCTCCTTCTTTGTTACTCCATTCACCAAGTTTCCTATCATAATAACGCTTTAGGTCATCATATCTTTTTTTATAGTCAACTTTTGTATAAGGTTTAACTTCAACATTACTTAATGGTGAATCTTCGACCTTATCCGAAGTAGCTGTAGAAGAAGGTGATAAGACATTTGGGTTCGGACTATTTGTTGTAGTCATACTTGCGTAGTCAAATCCTGTCTTCTTCTCAGGGTCAGGCTGGGCTGGTCCACTATCCGCATCTGGTACTGACTTCGGCATTACGTCTGCTGTATGCCAATACTTTTTACGATTATATGGATTCGCCTCGACTTCATTAGTTGTTCCTTCGTTCTCTTTATTCATAATTATCCTCCTTTGGGCTTCTTTTACTGAAGGTAGCAAAAAAAGGTGATTAATTTAAAACGAAGCTACAAGGGCTTCTATTACAAAAATAGAAGGTAGCTTGTTTATCTAGAGTACCTACTCTAAATTCTGTTATACTATGGTTTCATCTACTGCAAGTTCTGCAGCTTCTTCTTGATTAACCATACCAGCATCATAAGCTTCTTCAGCTTGTGCCATCATTTTTCTTAATTTATCAATGCCGATATTCTTAACAGCTTTTGCTGTAAATACAAATTCGCCATCTGACAATAATGCTGGGATTGAATCTGAAGTTCCTGTTCCAGGTCCTTCTACTAATTCATCTTCTGTAAATTCTGTTGCAACGATTTTTGGAATAATCGCTTCTAATTCTGGAAACATTTCTATAGCTACCAATGTAGCTA